ATCCATTGTTAGTAAATGTTCCAGATGATGTAAAAGCATGATAATAGTAACCACCTGATTGAGTAACTGTTCCACCTGTTCCTACTTGACCATTTGTGTCTGAATATCTAACAATAACTATTCCAGAACCACCATTTCCACCAGTTCCATTTTCTGCTGCTCCACCTCCGCCACCGCCAGTATTTGCTGTTGCGTTAGATGCTGTACCATTATCTGCTACTCCATCAGTTCCTCCTCCAGAACCTCCTGTTCCTTGAGTTCCTGACCTAACTGAACCACCACCACCTCCAGCATAATATCCGCTATCGCCAGTTGATGTTGCTGTTGCAAATGTTGAATATGTATTTACTCCATCTCCACCATTTCCACCAGTTGTGCCTGTAGCATTTCCTCCAGCAGTACCAGCACCGCCGCCACCGCCAGCACCATAATTACCAGCATAATATCCATCTCCACCGTCATTACCTTGACCAGATGTTCCTGAACCTCCTACTTCACTAATACCGCCTCCACCACCAGAGCCGCCACTGTTTCCAATACCATTTTCATGACCTCCACCGCCACCACCTACAGCAGTTGTTTGTCCAGTAAATGATGAATCATTACCATTTGAACCATTTACAGAACTTTCTCCTGAAGTGCCTGAACCTCCAGAACCTACAGTTACAGTTTTTGATTCACCTTGTGGTATTGATACAGAAGATGCATATACAAGACCGCCAGCACCACCACCGCCAGCACTACCAGAAGAACCTCCTCCACCTCCAGCAACAATTAAAATATCTGCTGAAATACTTTGTGGAGTTTCTAAAGTTACATCATCGTCAACACTTGGAATCCAACCTTTTGTTGTACCAGAGTAAATAATTTTTACTGATTGACCATTAGTATTATATTCTGGATTAGGAGATGAGTTTCCTTGAAAGTTTAAACTGTTTGGATTTATTGTAACTGCGTTAGTTCCCCAAGTTCTAGCATAATCTGAAAATTCTATAAAATCTCCAACACTAGCACTAGCTGGAAGTGTAACAGTACAAGCATTAGATGTTGTATCAATCCAATAACCTTTACCAGCAACTGCTGTTAATGTTGTTCCAGTTACAATAGTTGATTGCCAATCTGTTCCAGCACTAAAAGGTAAAGCAGTTACATTAGCTAAAGAATTATTATCAATTCTTGCAGCATCTAAAGTACCACTTGTAATTTTACTTGCAGCTAATGATGGTATTCTGCCATCTGCTAAAGTACCAGTAGTAATTTTAGCTGTATCTAAATTAGGTATCTCATTAGCATCTAGTGTGATTTTATCATTATCTATCTGACCACTAGAACCAATAAGACTAGATAAATCTTTTGCTTTAGTCATGAGGTTTAAACCTCTGATTTTGGATTGTCTGCTTTAACTTTTGCTATAGCATCTTCCCAGTTAGTAGTACCATTAACCTTATCCCAGTATTGCATATCTAACTGTTCTTGTATTGATGGATAAACAGTTACTCTATCTCTTTGATATTTGTTAGCATCATACTCTGCTTGTACCTCTACCATTTTAGTTTCTATCTCAGCTTTAGGAATAGGTGTTGTTCCATTAACCCAAGTAATTTGATTTATGTCATTTGCATTAATTGTAAATTCTGCGTTAGGATTTATTTTTAATATTGCTCTATCAATCATTATACTGCTATCTCCATTAAAGTTATTGTTGAAACTGCACCTTGGTCACCATTTAATCCCCATTGATTAATAAATCCAGTTCCTGCACTTGTTCTTTTTACTCTTATTTTATAGGTTAGAGATGAAGTTGATGATGGTGAATCTAAAAATTGCATAAAAGAAACATCATTTTTTCTATCATTATTAGTCATTCCTCCACCACCTCCAGTACCAAAACAATCAGCTAGATTACCTTGTGCTAAATCGTAAATAGAAGAACCACTTCTATCTACTTGAGCACCAAAACCACCACCATCATCAGTTGCTAATCTACCTAGTAGAACTGTTACTAAAACTTTATTAGATGTTGAAGATGGAGTAATGTTAGCAGTTAATCCTGGAACATCTACAAAACTTGTAGATGTACTTGTAAAAGTATCATTTTTAGATGCTGAAACAACTTGTAAAATTTTTCCTGCACTAACTGTTCCCCACGAAGGATTAGCACCAGTACCATTTGTGATTAATGCTTGACCACTTGTTCCTGCACCAAGTCTTTGTAATCCACTTCCATCTCTGTAAAGTATATCGCCTTGTGTAGTTAATGTGCTTGTAAGGTCAGTTCCATCAGTACCTTTTTGAGACATTAACTCCCAGTAGGTAGCATTTGGTGGAGTGTTACCAGTAGATGCTAATATACATACATAAGAGTTACCACCACTCTCTACTACATCGTCTACAACATAAGCAGTTGCACCATTATATGCACCTTGCCATTTAAATTTTATTTTACCTAAATCTATTTGAGCCATATTATTATATACCTTTCGTGATAATATTATTATTTGTATTTATTTTATTCATAAACATTTCGAGTACATTATATTGTTGCAATTAAATTTCCGTCAGAGTTTATACTGAAAGTAAATCCAGATGCAGAGAATAAGACATCATCAAATGCAGCATACTGGGCATTAGTAATATTATCTACTCCCTGGTTAGTTGTTGTTACAATTAAATTTCCATTACTGTTTGTATTAAATCCATAGACTTCAGCACTCGATGCATTGCCTGGCTGGAATTGTCCAGCAGTTGAATTGTATAGTAAGACTTGCCCGTCTTGTACTCCAGTTGTCTGTACATCATTAGCATCATCAATAGAGAAGTTTGCTAATTCAAATGTTCCGTAGGCAATGGCCTCTAAAATATCATTCGCAGCAGCTCCAGAATTTAGTATGATGCTGGTCCCGTTAGTAGCGACATAGTCATTGGATGCACCCGAAACTAACTTCACTCCGTTTAGATACACATCCATGAACCCACTATCGTAGGCCAAGGTATTTGTATTATCGTCAGCTCCAGTAAATGTTGTCTGTGATGCAGTAGCAGTATACTTAAACCGAGCAGCAGTACCATTCACAGCAGACGCAGCAGTTATCCACCCGGATGACGAGTAGACTTTCATGACCGAATTTGCTGTGTCGAACCATAAATCCCCGATGTCTAAACTTGTTGTAGGCTGACTTGCAGAAATACGATAAGTCTCAGAAAAATTATTTACATCAGCAATATTAGATGCGACTGTTCCAATATTATTAGATCCAGATAAATCAGCAGCTACTGTTCCAATAGTATCAGATCCAGATAAGTCTGTAGCGACTGTATTAATATTTGTAGAATTTGCATTAACAGCATTAATGTTCGATGCATTATTATTGACAGCAGTTATAGCAGCATCAATATTTGCGACAGCAGTTACATCACCAGAAATATTTGCTACAGTTGAAATGTCTGCTGCATTGTTAGCTAAAGTTGTTAACCCAGTAGTATTAGCAAGTGTTGTAATATCAGCAGAGATATTTGCTAAAGTAGAAATATTATTAGTAGGTGAAATCTCACCAGCGACTGTTGTTATGTTTGCAATGTTTGTACTATCACCAACTGTTTGAATTACTCCAATGTTTGTTCCAACAGTATCAATCTCAGATACAGCCTCATTTAAATCATTGGCAACTGTTTCAACTTCAGAGACAGCCTCGTTCAAATCATCGGCTACTTTGATTACATCATTAATGTTAGTTGCTACTGTATTGACTGAGGCAATATTTGTTGCCACAATTCCAATATCACTTCCATCAGCAGCTACTGTTTGTATCTCAGATGAGATACCGGCTACTGTAGAAATATCAGATACGATTGTTGCTAAAGTATTTAAGTTTGCAGTTGTTGGTCCAAGCTCTAATCCAGTACCATTACTATCATATGAAATAACTCTTGATGCATTGTTAGATGGTGTAGCATCATAAGGCCAATAGATAGGACCAGATGTTCCAGATCCAGTTACTGTTCTAGGTGTACTTGGTT